GAACCGCCTGCGCCGCCGTATCCTGAGGGTGTACGGCACTGCCCGCCGGGAGATGCAGGAGCAGCTGACCGAGTTTCTTGCAAAATATAAGCAACTGGACGAGCGCAAGCGGGCGCAGCTGGATGCAGGCGAGATCACCGAGGACGAATACCGCATCTGGTTGCAAAATCAGGTGTTTCAATCCGATTTGATGCGCCAGAAGCTGGACGGCATCACCCAGACCTGCACCACAGCCCAAGAGACGGCCTACAAGCTGGCCCGGGACGAGCAATACAACATCTTTTCTTTTGGCGCAAACTGGGCCTTCTACGAGCTGGAACAGGCCGCAGGCGTGACGTTCGGGCTGACCCTGTACAACACCGAAGCGGTCAAGCTGCTGCTGAAGGAGAACCCCCGCATGGTGCCAAACAAGCGCATCAAGAGCGAGAGCAACCGCATCTATGACGCCCGGGTGTTCAACCGCTACGTCATGCAGGGCATCGTGCAGGGCAAAAGCGTCCACGACATCGCTGTGCAGGCCGTCAACGGCATGGCTGATACAGAGATCCACTGGGCCACGAACAACGCCATCACAGCCCTTACCAGCGCCCAGAACGCCGGGGCTTTGCAGCAGATGAGAAACGCTCAGGCTTTGGGCATCGAGGTCAAAAAGCGCTGGAACTCCACCCACGACTACCGCACCCGTGAAATGCACCGCCTGCTTGACCAGCAGACGGCAGAGCTTGACGAACCGTTCAAGGTCATGGGTTACGAGATTCAGCGCCCCGGCGACCCCAACGCAGCGCCGGAGATGGTTTACCACTGCCGCTGTGTGCTGTCCTCTGCACTGGGCAAGTATCCCCGGCAGAACGCCATGCAGCGGGACAATGTGACCAAAGAGACCGCCCCCGTCATGGATTACACCGAGTGGTATAAATCCAAGGGCGGAAAAGAAAAAGAGCAAATGTGGTGGGCAGAAGAGCGAAAACGCAGAAAGGAGAGTGTCAAGAATGAGTAAACGAGGCTCTGGAAGTTCGACAAGGGTAAAATCTGGCGGCGGTGGTGGAGCTGGCGCAAAAGAAAAAGAGCTTTTTACTGTTGGAAAAGATGGCGTGAAAACCTATAAGGAAACCGATGAAGGCGTTCGTGCGTTCTTTCACATAAGTGATAATGTTTGCATTTGGAACAAAGGATTTGATGTGCTTGAGGGCGATAAAAGGCCCGTAAGCATGAAGCGAAGCCAGCAATGGGATTATTTGAAAAACCACAACATCAACGAATTTAGACTTGAAGTTGCAAAAGGCCAAGAAAAGAGAGCCTTAAAACAAATGGAAGATTATGGCTATCATGTTGTGGCAAAACGAGCAGCAAACGAAAACGCTACAGCATTGCATCATACGGTTTACTACTATATGTCCAAAAAGAAAATGCAAAGGCTTGGTCTGGATTTTAAGGTAGAAACCTATTGGAAAAAAGGATGGAAAGGCTAAAGGCTTGGAGGGATAAACCGTGATTCTGCCGATGGAAAACACCGAGAAAATGATTTTTCCGGGCGTGGGCAAGTATGGCATCCCTGAAATCAAGCCGGAAACGGACATCCGCATTGACAAGCTGGAATGGATCCCGGTCAATTATGCGCTGACAGCCAAAGACAAGGCCACAAAAGGCGTGCATTTTTACAAGGACGATTATCAGTTTGAACGGTTTTGGAACAACCCTGACAAATACATTTCCCTTTTGCAGCAGTTCGGTGCGGTGTGTTCGCCGGATTTTTCGCTTTACAGTGATATGCCGCTTGCAGTGCAGCTTTTCATGCACTACAAAAAGCACTGGCTGGCTGCATACTGGCAGGCGCACGGCATCCACGTCATTCCAACGCTCTGCTGGTGCGGTGAGCAAAGCTATGATTGGAGCTTTGATGGTGAGCCGAGAAACGCCATTGTGAGCATTTCGAGCCACGGCACACAATCTGACCCATACGAAGCAGAGTGCTTTGCCAAACACTGCCGCAAGGCGCTGGAAGTACTGAAACCAAGCGGTATTTTGTGGCATGGCAAATGCCCGGCGGAGTTCGACTGGAACGTGACCAAAATCAAGCCATTTCAATACGAAAGGAGGCACTACCGTGAGTAAACGAGGTTCGGGCAGCTCCGCGAGAGCGGGCGGCGGCGCAAATGGAGCAAAGCCGCATGGAGCACACAAACGCCTTATTAGGACAATGGAAGGATTCAGAAAATGAATGTCTTAATGTCAAATGCCGATTATGCGCCGTGGCTTATGGATGCGCTCAAGCTGATTGAAGAAGAGAAGGTCAAAAAACTTGCAGTAGTAGGCATTACTGCCAAAGGTGAGGTCATGACCGGTTATTATCACATGGAAATGTCCGATAAAGCTCTTGTTTCTGCTCATATGCAGGCTGACGCTGTACTGGATTCGGTTTGTTCCAACGGAGAGCTGATCCAAAGACGTTGGGCAGAGCAGGAGGAAGAAGGGGAAGATGCCGATGAAATTTGAGTACGACATCAAATTCACCGACAACACCCCGCAGCTGCATGAAGCTCTGGATTTATGGGCAGAGCGGGTGCTGACCATCTGGGGCATGAAGGTGCAGGACTACGCCCAGCTGCTTGTACCTACTGGCACGGCAGACAGCACGGGCATTGAGGGCTACGTGGGCGGCGCGCTCAAGCAAAGCCTGACCTTTGCTCTCAACCTCGCAAAAAAGACCGTGACCATCGGCAGCAACCTGTTTTACAGCGTGTATGTGGAGCTGGGCACGGGCATTTTTGCTGAGAAGGGAAACGGACGCAAAACGCCGTGGGTCTGGAAGGACTTCAACGGCAAATGGCACTTTACCCGGGGCATGGCCCCACGCCCGTTCCTCCGCCCGGCGGTGGAAGAACACATTGACGAGCTGCGAGAGATCGCAGTGGAAGAAGGAAACAAGGAGGTATAAGGATGACAGAACTTGAAAGCTTGAGCGCGCAGCTTGAAACTGCTGTGAAAATGCAGGCAAACGCAGAAAAACTTTATCATAAGTCTGCCGAAAGAATTGAAGAAATCAAAAAGCAGATGCTTGAGGTAAAGGAAAAGAACAAGTCCAAGGCTGCAAAAGTCGAAGAGCTGTTTGCGGCTGGTGTTCAGGCACGCAAAGCACTTCAGGAGATGTGCGATAACGCATACGGCGAGGGTAGAGCCAAAATTTCTGTTTTGGTCTATGTTCCGGCCGAAGCGCAGGACTATCCGACAGACACAGACTGTGAATTCTCGCTCTAAAACTAAATACCTAGCGGTTGGCGCACGGCGTCAGCCGCTTTTTTATGCCGTTTTAGCTCAGGTTGGCAGAGCACCGGGCTTTTAATCCGGGGGCCGTGGGTTCAAGCCCCACAGGCGGCACCACACCGGCAGTACGTCCGGCAAATAAACCTTATTGCCAAGCATGGCAGCCCGAGCAAGGGCGGAAAGGACTATCACATGGCACTCGAACGCAAGACTCTCCGGGCGATTCTGGAAGATGAAACGACCGACACCAGCGGCAAGCTCAAGAAAATTCTGGACGTGCTGCATGAGGAAACGGACACTTTGCAGAACCAGCTCGATGAGAAGAACGCAGCCCTCGCCAAAGCCGAAAAGGACCGGGACGCAGCCAACGGCGGCAAGGAAGCCGCTGAAAAGGCACTGACCGACTACAAGGCCCAGCAGGCCAAGAAGGATACCCACGCAGCCAAGGAAGCCAAGTTCCGGGAGCTGCTCAAGTCCGCCGGGGTGCTGGATAAGTACGCAGACCGCGTTGTGCGGCTGTCCGGCGAAGACATCGACAAGTTGGAGCTGGACGAAAAGGGCAACGTCAAGGACGCCAAGAAGCACGCCGACAGCCTGAAAGCTGATTGGAGCGACTTCGTAGGCACTACGACCACCACCGGCGCGAAGGTGGACACTCCGCCCACCAACACCGGCTCCAAAATGACCAAAGACCAAATTTTTGCAATCAAGGACGCTGGCGAACGTCAGGCGGCCATTGCAGCAAATGCCGACCTTTTCACGGGCGGCGGAAAGGAATAACACATGGCAGCAAAAGAAAACCTTATCGTAACTACCGACATTACCGTCAATCCCCGAGAAATCGACTTCGTGACCCGCTTCCAGCGCAACTGGCAGCATCTGCGCGACATCATGGGCATCATGCGCCCCATTCGGATGCAGCCCGGCACTACCCTCAAGAGCAAGTATGCCGAGGGCACGCTTCAGAGCGGCACTGTTGCAGAGGGCGAGGAAATCCCCTACAGCAAGTTCACCGTCAAAGAAAAGACCTATGCTGACATTACTGTCGAAAAGTTCGCCAAGGCCGTCTCTCTGGAGGCCATCAAGAAGTACGGCTACGATGTCGCCGTTCAGAAGACCGATGACGAGTTCCTGTACCAGCTGACCGCGAATGTCACCGACCGCTTCTACAAGTACCTGAACACCGGCACTCTGAAAGGCACCCCCAAGACCTTCCAGATGGCTCTGGCAATGGCCAAGGGCAGCGTTGAGGACAAGTTCAAGAACATGCACCGCACCGTCACTGGCGTCGTGGGCTTCGCCAACATTCTGGATGTGTACGAGTACCTGGGCGCGGCCAACATCACCGTCCAGAACCAGTTCGGCTTCCAGTACATCAAGGACTTCATGGGTTACAACACCATCTTCCTGCTTTCCAGCGGCGAAATCGCGCGAGGAAAGGTCATCGCAACCCCGGTGGACAACATCGTCCTGTACTATGTTGATCCCGCCGACAGCGACTTTTCCAAGGCCGGTCTGGTCTACACCACTGCGGGCGAGGCAAGCAACCTCATCGGCTTCCACACTCAGGGCAACTACCACACCGCAGTCTCTGAGAGCTTCGCCGTCATGGGAATGACTCTGTTCGCTGAGTATCTGGACGGCATCTCTGTCCAGACTATTACCCCGGGCGAGTAATCGCCCCTTTTGAGTAGGAGGCATCCAA